TCAGTGACCTCTCCCAAGATCCTCTCCCATATCGTCCTCGCTCGCAGGCAGCGGTTCGCCTGTCAATTGAGCAATGCGGACCCGCGCCTCGTGCAACTGGTATTTGATCAGGCGCATGTCACCTTTCATCGATGCCCAATCCGCGCGCATTTCCTGAAGTTGCCGGTCGAGGTCGATCGCCCGCATCTTCCACTGGTCGCGTTCGAGGGTGATCGTGGCTAGCGCACCGCCTGACGCCACGGCGCTGGCGACGCTGTTGTCCAGCATCCGCATGAGCAGCGGCACCAGCCATTTGCCGACGAATCCGGTAACCAGCAGCGCCAGGCCTGCATAGATTCCCTTTTCGAAATCCATCGCTACCCCAACAACATGCCGCCAGTACGGCCCTTCCAATCGCGCGGGATCTGGAAATGCGGACCGTCCTTGAAGCTCTTCCAATCGCCGCCCCATTCCACCGGCACGCCCAGCTCGGCGGCGCACGCCTTCACAGCGTCCGCCAGCCCGCGGAACGTCGCCCAGTCATTCCAGGGGATGGCGCCGCCCACCAGGGGAGCCAGGTCGACCGCGTGGCCGTAGCCGTCGGTCTGCTTGAGGTGATGGCTGTTCTGAGTCTGGCTGGCTCCCCGCGCGACCAGTTCCAACTGGCGTTCCGGCCTGCGCACACCCTCGACAACAGTGAAATCGACAGCCGTACGCTGGATGGTCAGCTTCACCACCTCGACCAGATCGGGGTGCACGCCTACAAGACGCGACAGGCTGCGTTGCGATAGTTCGAAATTGCTCATTGCTTGCTTCCCCTACAGGCGTAAAAAAACCCGCCATAGCGGGTTGCGACATGGTCGATCGAGGCTCAAATCGCCTGGTCATGCTAGGTAATTTCCAAGGCGTAGGCTCGACTGTTCGTCAAACGTTCAAAGGGCGGTTGCGGGTACGTACGAACTCACATCTATGGCGCCTGCCAATTCTCGGTTGGGAAAACGGGCCAATCTACCTGATGGGGGAATCCTGGCTGTTCCGTCACATCCCTGAGGGCCTGACGGTATCTTGCCCACGCGGCCCTGATAGATTCAGGTACGTCCGCCAATTGAGACCAGTCGCTGTTCCGCAACTTCAAGGTCCGCTCCTGTCGAATCAATTGGGCCATTTCTTCGTCCGAAACCGGGGGGTAGTCCTGCGAGATTGGATAACCGGATTCATCGGGAACAATTCGCTTGTTTCTCGATATTCCATCGAGCAACCTCAGGCGCTCGGCATCTCCCCCAATGAGCGCCACGGCGTCTGAGGGTATGGCCGCTTGATCATGAATTCCATCGATATAGAATCCGCCAGTGGAAGCGGCGTAATAAGTATGCATAGCTCTTTCCCTACTCTGATAAGACCGTCAATAGCCCCACGCAAGGTAGCGGCAGCTTGCATAGCCAGAGGCGAAACGAACGCTTACGCCTGTATTCGTCAGAGGAAAAAAAAGCGTCCCGCCCGTTCCCGGGGAAGGGCCCGTTCCAGGGTCAACGCCTGCGACATAGGATGCTTGGGCGTGAAACACCGAGTTAGGGAATGCGATAGGAAAGGTAATGGCAGCAGTGCCACCCAGGGAACCGGAAGCAACACCCCATTGAAGAATCAAGCCACCTGGAAGCTTCTGGTAGCCGCTCGCGGCAAGGTCCTGATTGGAACCCTTGAACGCATCCGCCAGTTTCTTGGCAGTAATCGTCGCAGTGTCGTCGGTCCACGCCTGTGCTTGAGCGGTGGTCGCGATCCCTGCGGCCAACGCAACCCAATTTGCACCGCCAGCGTCTGGATTCTCGGTATTGTTTTCGACCAGGTTCAGCCAACTTCCGTTTCCGGTAGCTGCTGTCAATATGGCCCCTTTTGGGTATCCACCGATCGCTGTAGCAAACGCTGCGTCATAGGGATATCGGCCACCCGCCTGACTCCAGCGCGCCGCGTTGCTAAGAAAGTACAGAATGCCGTTGAAGTCCTGCCCACGCGGCGGGATGCCACCAGCCGCCAGTGGCGTCATGGTCAAGGGCGGAAATCCGTCTGTGAAGGACGCCAGGCCCGGCGTGACGCCGATCTGCGACGCTACAGGGATCGTATTCTTGGAGCCGCTTTCGGCGAAGGGGACTGGCGACTTGGAAGGTGCGTTGCTAGCCTGCATTGATGAGCCTCGATGAAGTAAAGAATACGCCGGACCCGAAAGGCTGCATCAGCCCCTCGATGAATCCGAAGGTGGAAGGCAGGTCGACCTGCAGAACGTTGGCCAAAACGGCGGCCGGCTTTGGAATGGTTCCTGACTGGGTCAGGATCGCGATTTCATACGGTTCCAGAGCAAACTCGAACACATAGCGGAATTCCATGTTTCCGGTATCGCTCACATAGCACCGGCCGCGCCCCTCGAATAGATTGGAGAGCAGGCGATTCAAGCTCGGCGACGTGCAATCGGTGATGTTTGCCAACGCCTTGACCAGAATTAGACGGCGGTACGCGTCGTCCGCCAGTCGATAGGTCTGCGTCGCTTGGTCGCCGATGTACAGCGGCGCCTGATTGAACGGCTGCCAGCTCGCCGCCTCGTCATACCCCAGGTAGGTGACGTCGCCCGGGATGGTCAGCATCCGGCCGACATCGACGATCCTGCCCCAGATGTCCAGCCCGAAGCCCTGCGCAGTCTCGACGTTCCAGACGAAGTCATGGAAGGCGTCGAAATCGGCGTCCGGGTTGATGTAGTCATCCATGTTGTTGATCAACTGGACCAGCGTAGGACTATTGGCGTACTGGCTGATGAGAGTCCGGGCAACCAACCCCGGTTTCGGCACGACGCTCATATCAACGTCACCGAAATATCATCGGCCGTCACCGTAGGCCGGCGGTTGATCGGAACGACCAGGCTGGCGGCCGACGGCGTCGCCGACCCCAGAAGCAAGGAGAGTATGGAGACCACGGAGCTCAGCACCGAAATGGGCGCATAGAACCGGCTCGCATAGATGGTCGAACCGATACGCGCTCTCTGCCCGCCATCCCCGCCATTGAAGGCATCCACGATAGCCTGCTTGGTCAGGGCAACGATATCGGACGGCAGCGCCGGATTGTCAGCCAACTGCACCGCAAAGCGCACGGGCAATGCCGCGGGTGTTTCCCACGTGACGACGTACGACGGGTAAGGATAGGCGTAGCCCTCCTTGTCCTCCATGGTGTAAGAGGTGTTGCCGTTGTAGTCGGAACCATTGCTCTTCTTGCGCCAGATGGCATCCGCGATGTCCGCCGCCTCGCCGCCCGTCACCGCCACCCAGATGGAATGCGGACGCAGGACGACGCTGCCTACCGTCTTCGGCACGGAGAGATCGTTCTCCGTCACATAGGCATCGATGACCCCCTCCACGTTCGCCACGTTGGCGTAGATCGCGGGGATCGAGCCGCGAGCGTTCAGCGCCACGGACTGCCGCCGACGCTCCTCGAACTCCGCCCGGCTTTCCACGTGGCTGCCCACGGTTGCGGCGTCGGCGTTTGCCACCGAGTCCCAACCTGGAATGGCCTGATAGATCTGGTTCAGCGCGCCTGGCGCGCAATCCACCGGCCCGTCGACCGAGCAGGCGAATGGAAGATCGATGCGGCCGCTGGCCGGTATCGTTCCCGCCTGGGTGCACAGGTACAGATTTCCATCCACCGCCTGGGCGCGTGCGCCCACGGGGATGGTCACTCCCATCAGGCCGGTGCAGGTGGCAATGACGGCGGTCGGCGTGCCGGGCTTGCGGTCCAGGAAGTAGATCCGTCCGATGGCGTCCTGCATCCGTCCTTGCGCGAAGGCCGGGTCGACCTGGTTCACGTAGGCCGCGAATTCGTTGTTCTTGTCGCCGATGATGGCGGTGGTGCTGGAGGCCAACTGGCCCTGGGGCGTTTCCAGGGCAGGATTCAGTCCGCCGCCAAACGCTGCGTCCATGTCTGACTGGACGCCAGCGAGGATGGCGGATTCGTTGGGCAGCACCAGCCCTTCCGGCGTGAACTGCACGCGCGGCACTTTGGTGATATTCGGCATGGTTTCCTCAGAAGCTGACGGTTTGCGTCGTTCCGTCTTGCAGGGTGATTTCGACGGAGCCGGCCAGGGCCCGGTCGTTGAAGGACGTCAGCGTGCAGATCGCGCTGGCCACTTCCGGGACGGTCATCGCCGCGCGTTGGACCTGATCTCGCACCAAAGCCAGCGGCGGCTGATGGCCCAGGAATTCTTGCCAGTACGGCACGCCCGGGACGGTGTTGTAGAACAGTTCACCCTTGAACAGCTTGACGGCGCTGGCGACATCTTGCGCGACGGCGTAAGGGTTGGACGCCAGCGCGATATTCCCTGCGACATCGAGCACCAAGTCCCAGGCCGTCCGGTCCAGCAGCATCGTGTTCAATTGGGCGCTCCTGTATCTGCGGGCCCGCTCTGCACGCCGGAATGCGTGTGAGTGCTGCCCACGTCCTTGCCGTTGTTGCGCAACGTGCCCAGCGTGTTCATGTCGCCCTGCCAGGTCGACGTGCCGCCGAAGGATCCGCCGCCCTGTTGCACCGTGCCGTTCAACACGATCCGGGGCGCGTTCAACGCGCATTGCGCGCTGGCGTTCAATTCAATGTTGGGCGCCGTGACCGTCACCTTGGAGGGAGACACCACATTGATGCCGCCGGCTGTGAACTGCACGTACTGGACTGGAGTCGCATTCAGCAGGCCGCCGAAATACAGCCCGTCGGCCATGTCGTGGGACCGCCAGGATCCGGGATTGTTTTGCGCCTTCGAGGCTTTCACCAGGGAGATATCCCGGTTCGCGAAGGCCGCCATCCCGATATCGCCGACTTTCGGGTCCAGGATGATGGCGTCCGTTCCCCCCTGAAGGCGGAAGTAAGGAAGGCGATGCAGGACGCCATGCGGCACGGCATTGCCAGCCCCATCGAGCTGGTTGACGAGCGGCTGCACATCCACGAAGCCCACGGGAGATAACCCGCCTGAATTCGTCACCGACACCACCTTGACGAGCGTCGCGGTGCTGATTCGCGTCAGGGCCTGGCTGATCAGGAACTGCAAGGCCCCGAACTCGCTCTCGCCCTGGCCGGCCCGCGCCAGCCCTGTGTATCCGTATTGCTCAGCCATTAAGGTTCCTTTTGCATACCACCACGGACTGCCAAACTCCGCCGGGAACCTCTGCCTCCAGCTTATGGGACAGGCTCACAATGATCCACTCGCCATGCGCGGGTTCGACGGAGCTGATGACTTGCACTCTTTTTCCCAATCCGAGATTCGGGTTGTAGAGCGTTTTCAATTGGAGGCCACTGCTCGTAAAAGCCGGATATCCGATAAGCCCCGTTTCCGGCGCCACAGTGATCGGCTCGCCCTTCCTGAACCCACCCACCGGCCAAACGGATAAGACGCCCCGATCTATCGTGAAATTGACGCGAGCGGCCTTCGCGCAACTGCGCAATTGATCCATATCGGTTCCGGAAAAATAGGGATCGGCCAAAACGTAGTCCTGTCCACTTTTTTCGCCCTTGTACCCCATCGACGCGGCGATTTCGCACAAGATCTCTTGTGCTCGCGCGGCGCCGCGATATGACCTGGCAGACGCAGTTTTCACCTGTTTGGCCCCTGCCACCTCGGCCTTGACTGTGAACACGCCTCCCAGAACCGCTCCACCCTCCGAGCTTGTCCCATAGCCTGCCCACGCTTCGACAATATCCCCCTCATAGACCACGCATGGAGCACTGAAATCACTCGCGGCGTTGATTCGGACAAGGTTCTTCAGGCGGCGCTCCTCCATGATGGGACCTATCGTCGTCAGCCTATTCATCAGGTCCTGATTCAGCCCGTGGATCAGCAGGGTAAGTTGACTGTTTTCGAACGAGGCATGGGCAGGAATGTCCACCGTCATCCGGTAACCGCTGAGCCTCACGTCAGGCCCCTGCTCGTCACCGAACTTCCCTTTGCCCAGGCTGATGGTCACGTCCAGCCGGCGCTTGATAAAACTCATAGTTCCAGCGGCTCCAAGTAGGCCAGGACGAAACGCGAGCCGAGAGCCTGATACTGCGGGTCGGCATGCCCCTGGGTATCCACAAAGGCCAGATCGCCAACGAATCCCATATAGGCGGATCGCAGCAGCCGCACCCGGTCGTGGCAAAGCACCGTCGTCACGATCGGCGCATTGTCGACTTCCAGATCCAGATAGAGCCCGGTCGATTTCTGGTAGACGGCGATCTGGCAGTTCTGCCCGGACAGCACAACACTGAGCGTCTGCGCCGGCACGGGCTTCAAGGGAATTCTCTTCATTGAATAGGCTCCAGGTCTGCCACCTTGTTCTGGTCGCGGCGGGGATAGGCATCGATCTCGAACGCCTGTACCTGGCCATTGCTCTCTTGATCCGCGCCGCTGGGGTCCTGCGTGGCCGACGATTGCAGGACGGCCGTCTGCCGGACTTCATTCATGGTCAGAACGACGGTCAGAAGGCTGGAGCCATTCTTGTCGGCGCGGCTGTATGAGTACTTCACCAGGTTGGCCGACGGGTAGACGATCTCGGGCGTCGCTACTGTGTAAAGTTCCGTGCTGCCGACTATGCGCTCCAGCACGGACAGGATGACGTTGCGCGACGCCTGGTCGCCGGCATGCGCCAACGTGATGGTCGCGTCGAAGGGGGCCTCGACCTTGTTGAAGGACGAGAATCCGCCCTGCTCCATGGGATAGCTGGATATCTGGCCGCCCTGGTTGAAGGCGATTCCAACGAACGTCTCGAAGACCACCATCTGCTGCCCATCGGCGCCGTACAGCCCCCAGCGAGGAGGACCGAAGATCCTATCGGTCAGCGCCGCGGGTTCGAAGCTTGCCCGTTCGGAGATGGAAGGAAAGGTCGCCTTGCGGAAGACCGCAGGCACGCCCGGGCTGCTCGGAACGTCGGGAAAAGGAATAAGCGGCATCAGAACATCCCCGTGTTGCCTTGTTGGACGAGATTCTGGCTACGCCCCGCACGCCCCAGATCGCGGGCGATACCCGCGCCGTCCGTCGCCTGGGTCACAACCGTGATGGGGCCGTGGATATGGGTTTCGGACGTATTGTTGGTGGTTGCCATGCTGCTCGGGATGCCGGCGGCGCTGGCTTGCGCGGCCGCGGCCGTCGTAGCCGCAGCCGCGGCGCCACGTTCCTGGTCTTCGAGGAAAAGCGTCCCATGGATTGCCCCGGCAGCGGCGGCGAGTTTGCGCTCTTCGCTTGAACCGCCCCCCTCGGACTTGCTTAGTCCAAAGTGGCGGTACACGGCCAGGCTGGCCTGGGCTGGGGTGGCAGCGGCGGCCAGATGTACTCCAGCCCTGCGCCTGGTGCTCTCCAACTCCCTCGCGACGAAATCCAGCTGCCGTTCAACCGTGGACTCGCGCATGTCCATGCCATATACGCGCTTGAACTCGGCCTGGCGTCGCGGATTCCATAGTCCGATGCCGGCGGAAACGCCATCCGCGCCCACGGCCCTGGGGTCCAAGTTGCTTTGGGCCTGCAGGTTGGCCACCAGCCCCACGGCCGCCTCCCGCGTATAGCCCTTGGACTCGAAGTACCTGACCGCATCGATAACCTCCCGACTCTTCAGCGCGGGATTTCTCATCGCCGCCAAGGTTTCATCCTCGCCTGAGTTCAAGCCCTTGCTACCGAACAACAACGCGGCGCCTGCCGCGATAGGTCCAGCCGCTCTCAACGCCACTGGACCCAGGCCTCTCAACGCAGCCAGTCCACGCGCCGCGCCGGCGCCACCGAGAGCTCCGAGAGCCGTAGCCACGGTCCTCAATGCCGAAGCCAGGTCTAGCAGGGAACTCACCCAGGACAGAATCTTGAGCGTCCCCAGTGCGAGCAGAACGTTTTGCCATCCCCCCACCGCTTGCGCTGCCGAATCGACTGCATCAATGAACTTCACGATGACCTGCACCGCGCCGTCGACCCACTGGACAATCTCGTCGCGGTTCTCAAGCAGATAATCGCCCCAGCCCTGGGCGAGCGAGATAAGTCGCTCGAACGCCGGCATGAGCGCCAGCAACACCTTGACGCTCACCGACTCAAACGTGTCGCGCAGGTCCAGGTAACGGTCGCGCAGCTGCGAGGCTGCCTCCGCATCGTTACTGGAGATGGCAGCGCGTTTTTCCTGGGCCTGAAGCAACCGTTCGAGCTCGTCAGGCCCGCGCTTGAACAAATTGAACAGGCTCTCGTTGATGCCCATGTCCTGGGCGGCCAACGCGGCCTGAGCCCTGTCCTTCTGGTAAAGATCGGCAATGATCCGCGACCTGGCCAGAAGGTAGGTGTTCCCGTCCTTGAGATCGCCGACATTGCCGCCGTTCTTGAAGAACCCAGGTAGCGAGTCCGCGGCGGATCCGCGGTTGAATCTGGCTACCTCGCCCGAGGATTCCCTCAATTGAGCGGATATGGCTTCGGCAGTTCCGCCCGCCCGCTCGGCCGCCTTCTGCCACGCGGACAGCCGCTCGGTGCTCATATCCAGATTCTGGGCCATTTGGGCCAGACTGACCGCACCGGAGAAGCTGTCCGCCGCGAAACGCTTCGGATCGAAACCCGCAGTGACGAGCAAGGCATCGATGATGGTTGCCATGCAATTACCTCGGTTCAGCTAGGACGCGCCTGTTGTGTGCGTCCACCGCAATCACCTCAAGCAGGTTGTACAGGTCTTCGGCGCCATAGACCGTCTGCAGATCATGCAGCAAGGCCGGATGCCGGGAAATCACCACGCCGATGATGCGAGGCACATTGGCGTAGCGGATCAGGCGCGGGCCGCCACTGCGGACTTGGAGCCCGAAGTCGATGGGGTGGCGGCCGCAAAAAAATCCAGGTGCAAGCCCAGGACTTTCTTGCGCAAGGTGAGCATGGTCGCCACCTCCTCGATATCGCCGGACATGAGCTCGCGCGTCACATTCGGGCTCGGCATGAGCTGCACGCAATCCATCATCTTGTCCAGCAGCGGCTTGGCGCTGTCGAAAGGCAGCTTGGCGATGACCTTCATGCCCATGGCAGCCACGCCGGCCAGCCCTGCCTCGGCGATGTTGTCCGGGATTTCCACCCCGGCGTTCATCAACGAAAACAGCGCACGTCCGGCCCATTCCTCGGCCTCGTAGGCAGAAAGCTCCGTCAGGATGAACACCTTGCCCTTGTCGCGCCCTTCGGCGCCGATCGTCAGGGTTATCTGCTTTCTGGCCATGTCACACCAGCGCCGGCGAGACGTTCTGCCAGGTGATCTGGAACGCCATGGGTTGAAGAAGCGCCTTGGCGTCCGGCGCCGGCGGAACCTGCGTCAGCACGCCGCGGGTCAGCGTGTACTTCCGGTCGATCGACGGGATGTTGAGGGT